ATGCAATCTTCGTGTCTGTAGTGCACCAGACAGAGCTTCAGGCTCCATTCTAGAAAGTTGACACAGGTATTATGGGTAAATACATTGATATAATGTTATGGTAAATAGCCGAATTATGGTGTGTTATACCTAATTTATATATTGAAATCAACCAGCCAGGAGAATATTGAAACTCCTGAATTTTAATAAAATGTGGCATATTATAGAAAAAAGGCATGTTATCATCAAAATTTTGAGGTAGAGATCCATCGTGAAGCATCACAACAATCGTCTCTTTTTCTAAATAACAGTTCACTAGTTCAAATGACCCTAAAGTAAAGATTCTTTCACGTAGCATTAAACTCTTTAGCGTTACACATTGGAGACAAGAGTTAGCTTCAATTTTGTGATTTATTCGCCCATAGTAAACAAAGGTAGCATAAGGACCAATGTCTAATTGACCTGATGAGATTGATCCACCAAAAATTCTGAAATCAATCGGTTGATTAGCTATAGAAGTACAGACGGCTCGAATTTCACCGATTTGTTGATTAACTCTCTTATTTATCTCATTCAATTTAGTGGTGGACGAAGTAACTACCTCTCTTATTTCTTCTTCAAATACTGTTTGCTTCGACGTTAAGCTAGACACCGATGTCATAAATACATTCTCCATTTCCTCTCTACTTCCTGACAATTGAGTTCGAAATAAATTTAGATTTGCATCTAATCTCTTAACTTCATTAGCAAGATCTGAAAATTCATTATTAAGATGACTCTCAAATTTATTTACAGCTAGATTAATATTCCCTTCACAATGAGCTCCAATCATTAATAAATCAGAAGTTAGTTTCACAACCTCTGTCCTATTAGTTAAACTCCTATTCTCAACTTGAGACATTTTCCGTTGAAGTTCCTTATAAATATCACCAGCAGACTGAATTTGACTCTTATTACTAGAAACTTGTGGTAACAGTGACTCATACTGATGTCTCAAGCTCATTAATTCTCTAAATATTGCTTGAAGTGTTTGCTCTGGGGTAGAATCAACAAGTTGCAATAATCTAGCTCCATCATCAATTTCGCGTCTCATGCGTTGATATTTCTGTGAAACCCTATTTAATAATTCTCCAACGGGGTTCATTGTTTTAATAATCCCATCTATCTCTCGATCCTCAATTGACAAGTCTTTCCCTACTTTTCGAACTAATTCAAGATCAAAAATATTCTTCAGTCGCTCGTTTTTAAGCAATTCCACTAAAGTCTTCGCCTGATTAATTTGACCTCTACGACAAATTGGGATGATATATTTAATATGACCATAAGGCAATCGTGTCAATCCTTCAGAAACCGTAAAGGGTTTTATAGTATGTAAGACACTAACGAAGTGGGACCCATACCGTGCAGTTATTAAAATCTGTCTCTTAATAGGAAAAGTTAAAGATATTAAACTCGAGATATCTGAAAATGATGAAGATAGGAAATATACACCTAGCTTGGTATCAAATGAATGTTGTCGAGCTTCAATCATTTTCCATTGCTTTGCAGAATTCGGAAAAAATAATAACAAATTATCAGGAACCATATGTTGATTATCGCGTTTTGATAAACAAAAATGACTAAGAAAATTTCCTGTTTTCCCGGTAGAATATCTTGCCTCTAAAGATACGATTGGTGCCATCCCCTCACAAATATTCACATTTGAAAAACTCTCTAAGTTAATCGCAGCAATATAACCGTATGCTATTATACCCTCATTTCTAAATACTAAAGTATATAAATCTTGATTACCCAATCCTTTAATAATAATTGTTGAGTCTGATTGTGGTTCACAATCTAAAATGCGATTTATACTTTTCTCTTGAGTAACTTTATTCTGATTAACTGTATAACATAAGATGTCACTCACATCAAGCGGGATAACCTTGAAATAACTTTCTTCAGGTGGTGTAATTTTGACTGTAGTAAATTGTGTTTCTTTTGATAGTTGCTCAATTGTCCAAGAATATGATCGAAAACCCAGATCTGTACAATTCGTAATGGAAGCCAT